CTAATGAACTATATCCTTATCCTAATCCAGAATTGGCTGATATTGGCCCAACTGAAATGGCCATGTTTATGGCTATGCAACCGGTATTCCAATCTATTTCTAGAGATGGTGGAACAGGATCTTTTAAGATTCCGGGTTGGTTGGGTAGTTTTGGAAATTTAGACATTGGTGTTCCAGCTGACCCTGCTGGAATTAAACAAGGTTTAAGATTTCCAAATTCAAATAATGCTCCAAAAGGATACACATTTTCAAGAAATTCATTGAATTGAAATGCAAGCGATGCGCGCAGATTAGACGCGTCATTAAACGAATAATTAGGAGACGAAAGAAATGAGGAATACTGAAATTATACCGAATACACCGGTGCCGTTTAAGCGTACTAACCGCTCTGCTCGCGGGTTGACTATGACGAACGCGGACGCGGGTAAGGTGGTTCCTGTTAGATTGGAACCAATAGCACGCGAAGAAAGTGCAAGCGGTCGTGTTGGTATGTCATTGCAAATGGCTGAAACACCAGAACCAATAGCAAATGCGGTACACGCTAAAGCGTGTACGTATTTTGTGCCATATTTGGCGTTTGGTCAATTTGATGGTAGTTTAGAACGGTTAAATCGATCATATGCTGGAGAAAACGATATAGGCGAGACTTCGCCGTTACCGTTTTTTCAGACTAATAAATATTATAATGGTTCAAGTGTAGCTACGCTCAGTGATTTTGCCGCACAAGATACAGCTGGTGGTAACGGTGTTTCTACGTTTTTCAGAACGCTAGGAATACATACACAAGCCACAACGGTTAATAATGCTTATGTCCAGGCTTATAACGCGGTTGTGAATCACAGACGTCAAGCTCGATCACCAGCATTTGCTGATGCAAGTAAAATTCGTAATGAATTTGATCATAATTTAGCAGAGTGTTTTTGGCCAAACAGTGGCAATAGTCATATTGTTAGCGATTATGATGAAAAGTTAATTGCTGGTGAAATTAATCTTTCGGGATTAACTTTCCAAGCGCCAATTACTTCTAGTCGTTGGAATTATGGAACTACAGGATATACCCCTGCGTCGGCAAATCCTAGCGCAGGCTATACGTATGGAGTGGCTGCGGATGGTTCGCAAATGACCGAGGATGGCGCTCGCGTGATTTGGAATGATGTATTTGCCGAATTAACAAGTGGCGGATCAGCCATTATGAATATGGCAGATATTGAACTTGCAAAAAATTTAGCAAGTTATGCGAAACTTCGCTCAGCCTATTCTGGTCGCAGCGACGAATGGATTATTGACATGCTTATGCAAGGCATTTCGATGCCGTTGGAGATGTTGAAAGATCCATTGTTAATTGGTCAGGCAAGCGGTGTGTTTAGTATGGCGCAACGATTTGCAAGCGATGCAGGCAATTTGGACGATAGCGTTACGCGCGGAATTTGTAATTTAAATTATCGCGTTAATATGCCCAGAACGTCAGTCGGTGGCATATTGGTTACAACCGTTGAAATTGCACCAGAGCAGATTTGGGAGCGCAAGAAAGATTATTTCTTGTATACGACATCTGCAGATCAGTTTCCGAACGCATTGAAAGACAATCTTTCAATTTTAGGTGGTCAGCATGCTGTCCAAGTGAAAAAAGATCATTTAGATGTAAACCATAGCACGCCAGACGCTGTGCTGGGGTTTGCACCACTTAATCACGAATGGCGTCGAGATAATATTAATCTCGGAGGAAAGCTGTATAGGCCTGCGAATGACGCATATTCGCAGGATAGAGCTAGAGTTTGGTCCAATGAGGTTTCCGATCCAAGTCTTAGTACAGATGCTTATTTGTGCACAAATTTGCATAAAAAAGTGTTTAGCGATCAAGTATCTGAGGCGTTTGAAATCACTGCAATGCAGGATTTGAACGTTAATACAAATATTCAATTTGGTGATGCGTTGATCGAAACAGATGCAACTAGCGATTATGAGGCGCTTGAGACGCTTGCAAATAGCTAGTTCTAACGCGGAGGGGGTATCTCCCTGCCCTCTCCGCACAAATGTGAAAGGTGAATGAAATGAAGCATTGGAAATTGGGAAGTGTCTCTGCGTGGTCAACATACGGAGAAGGTGAATTGAAACAATTCACTAAAGGACAGATTAAGTTTAAAGTAATGGGCAACTGCACATTTGAGGTTTGGGATCATACAAGCGGATTGATGGTTGCAAAAGGAACCGACGATATTATTGATGTTGAGTTTATTAGCCCAACAGACGCAGAGGTTTTGATTAAGTTTGACAAAAAAGGCGTTATTCAAACGAATATACGCGATACAGATCAAACTGTTGAAAAAGTATACGCAGATGAAAATTTCGTAAATTTGAATCCACGCGTTGCACAAAACCCTGATTTTGTAAGAATGGAAAACATTCTTAAACTTCAGAAGCAACAATTTGACGCAGAATTAGCGGCAGAAAAAGCCCGTACAGCAGCGATACAAGCGGCTGCGGAACCAGTAGTGGAAGCAGTGGAAGAGGCACAGGCGGATGATACAGGAGACGTGGAAGCCGCTGCTTAAGTTTTTGAATTGGGTCAAGTCGGTAGACTTGGCCCAAAACTGGGCAAAAACGGTGCGTGAAACGCCGTTTGATTTAGCCCAAGAAAAACATACAGATGCAGCGGTAACACTGATCGAGCAGAAACAAGACAGACGCGAAAATTTTATTAAACAGACTGAGGCTGAATATAGAGGTGTTCACCCGCAGATAGTCGAATTTTGGAAAGCGTTTAGGAATGAATGTTCAAGTCGCAATATAAGCGTTCGAGCATTTGAGTTTGTGCGGTCAGCGAAAGATCAAGATGAGTTAGAAGCGCAAGGGCGCAGTAATGCGCCAGCGGGTAAGTCGCCGCACCAATATGGGTGTGCGGTTGATATTATTAGTTCTAAGCATGCTTGGAACCTTACAAAAAAAGAATGGGACATTTTAATAGCTATTGGCAACGAAGTGGCCAGAAAGCGCAAAATTAAGATGAAAAACGGTGCAACCTTTTCTGGGTTGTATGACCCGGCCCATTGGGAATTAAAAAACTGGCGGCAATATAAAATCGCGCAGGATTACTGCGACGAGAAACAAATTATGTTGCCTGAGGACACGAAGTTAAAGTTTTTAAAGTTGGAATATATCTATGAAACAATCAAGCGGGACGATTGATAAGCATTCTAAATCTCCGGAGACGTCAAGGATCGGAGGAGATTTAGAATGCGGACATACACATTACTTGATCGTGTATGCAAAAGGTGACTCCCAAGCTACGGGGAAATAGTAAAATGTGCTTAAAGCCAACAATTTTACAAAATGGTTCGGAGGTTGGGTGTCGCCTTTGCTGGCAATGCGAGCTTGAAAAAGTAAATGACTTTTGTGGGCGAGGCATTGCCGAAATGAAATACGCCAAAAAAACTTTGGCGGTAACTCTAACGTACGCCGATACGGCGGGAGCTAATGCGGTAACGTTAGTGTATGCGGACGTTCAACAATTTCTTAAGAATTTGCGTAAGAAATTTAACGTACGCTTTATGGTTGCAGGAGAGTATGGGTCTGCAAAAAATAGGGCACATTGGCATATTGTGTTATTTTTTCAAGGGCCCTCAAAGCAAGCTATAAGAAAATATAAAAATAAGGCTTGGAGTAGTCCAAAGATTATTTATAGGGAAAATAAAAAGAAACCATTAACAAAAGAGCAACAGCGAGATTTGGATGGTGGCGCTTTATTGGATGAAGAAAACGTTTATTGGAGTCACTGGACTCATGGTCACGTCTTTGTTCAGCAGCCAGACTGGCATGGGATACGATATTTGTTGAAATATATCGTTAAAGACCAGTCGCAAAGAGTAAATCAAACTGTTATTCGGTCATCGAATAGACCTTGTTTGGGCGCAGCATATTTTGACGATTTAGTCGATGAATATGTAGATGCGGGAATAGAGCCGAAAAACTGGAAATACAGTTTTCGCGATATAAAAGACCGTAATGGAAAAATACGGAAATTTACGATACAAGGCCGCAGCCGTGATAACTTCGCAAGCGAATTATGTCGGCGGTGGCAAGATCGATGGGGAACGCCGATAAGGTGTGAGTTGATCGATAAACATTTTGAAAACGTTATTGATGCTGAGGA